CTTGTTCGGATTCTATACTAATTGGTATATTCGATTCACCTTCAATTTCTTGATACGAACTATCATTATCCAATCCGATAACAATTGTTGTTTTTTTAGAAGAAATTGAAACAGATGGAATTGCGGATGAAGATATTTCATTTGTTCTATAAGAATTATTCGATTCACCGCTAAAATTTCTGACCACTTTTACTTTTGAACGTTCAAGAACATTTGGCTCTATAACCAAACCAAGTATTTCATTTACACGGGCAGGTAGTGTTTGACGTATTTGGTCAAATACACTAAAATCAAATGCAGAAATCAATCTAATATAAGCAGTAAAATCATTCTTATTTGGATATTTTTGCCAATATTGACGTGCAAACCATTTTAGTCTTGGATATTCCTCTTTGTTTATATTTGAATATTCACCAAAATAGTCGTCAATTGTTGTGTAACCTATTGCCTCGTAAATATCTTCATTTATAATGCTTTGTGGAGAGAATGCGACCATCAGTTTGTTAGAATCGACTGAGAATTTATCAAACCTAGAAACTTCAGACGAATAATCTGGATCTAATCCACCAATCAATGAACCCGAATCTAATCTTACTTTTTCTGCAAATGGTGTATTATTTCCTACGGTTGCAACTTCCATATTATAAGTTTCTGTTATAGGTTCAAATGCATCATAATTGAATCCTACAAGAGATGCAGATTTAATTGAACTATAAAAACTTCTTTTTGTTTGGTCTGGATGAGAACTTATAATACTTGATGTTAACGTTGTATCAAATTCTTGCCAGAACTTGAATTGTGCCTGTAAATCATAAAATGATGATGTTGCTGTATTTCCATTATATGCACGAGGGGCAATTACGTGATTGTTGAATGAATTTTCATTCAATTGATTGGTCCAATATCTTAATTCAAAAATAGAACCTGATAAAATTCTATTTGTTTGTGGATTTGATCCTGATCCGATATAGAGTGTTCCGTCTGATGTCCATGATCTGTTGTATGACCCACTAGAACTACCAGTAATGAAAATACTACCAGAACGTTCTATTACAAGTTTTCCATATTTTGATGTCTTTACAAAGAAATTATAAATCTGGTTTGATGATGTTGCGTCATTACTGTATTCTCTACGAATCATCAAACTAACTGGAATATCATCATAGAAATAATCATCATAGATAGATGCCGATGTATATGTTGTGCCATCTCCTAACCAAAATGTGATTGTTCCTTTTCCTTCGTCTGTTCCAGATGCCTTATCCATTGTAACAAACCAGTCAACACGACTACCAGAATTTTTTTGTAGAAGTGTCTGTGTAGAGTCACCATAGTAGTTGTATCTACTTTCAGGTTCCATTTTCCATCGGAATGTCATAGTGTCAGGGTATAACCAAGAACCAGTTGGTGATATTATTTTTTCCCAAGGAAGTGTAACGTAACTTGCAGTCGTAGGTAACGGATTAGTTCCACGTATATTCAAGTAATATGTATGTTTTTCCCATTCTGATTTTGGTATTATTCCTAAATCTGCATTATCTGGTCCACCATATTCTCTGATAGTGAGAAGTGTTTGTGGAATACCATATGCAGCTAGAAGTGCCTTTATACCACGAGCAGTTCCTTTTGTTTTATAGATATATGGAAGGTTATTGAATATTCTTCTCCAAACTTCCTTTGTTCTTTCTTCATATGTTTTAGCAAGATACTTGTTTGTTGTTGTTTTACCAGTCCATATCGGTTCTGTGCTTCCACTTATTCCAAGTGCATACTCCCAAAGGTCTTTTGTTTGTGTACCATGAGATAAAGTCCAACCAAAGTTTCTAGTTGCATCATAAATCAAATCTTGTGAAAGACCAGATTTTGGATGTTCTTCACGTAAATTCTTTTTTAGAATATGATCTGTGTATAGGTAAATTACATCAAAATGTTGACCTAACATATTGACAAATGTTACTGCCTGTTCGTTATCACTATCTTCTCGAATATGGTCAGGTAAAGATTTTGCCAAAGCATAATAATTTGATGCATCATATTCATCCGCGAGTGTAAGTAAACCATCAACCCAGTCTTCAACAAAACTAGACGTGTATGAATAAAACTTATACTTACCTTCTTTAGTTGATATATCATATATGCTTGCAGAAGAGTTCAATTCATATTTTGGATATGGTAAAATTGATGAACTTATCTGATATGTGTAACTAAAGCTGCCCGTCGATTCATAATACAGATACTTTTCAAACCCATCAAATCCAGAGATTACTCTATCTTTCAATTGTTTCAATCTCAAGATATTGGTTTGAACAGAACCTGTTACTGTATTTATTCGATTTATTTCTCCACTATAAAATTCAATAAGTTCCATTTTATAGGCAAAATTTTCTACTCTATCTCTAGCATTTGAATAGTAGATGAAATTTTTGAATTCACCGTAATCTATGTTTAGTTCTACTGGTGCACCAGATGAAGAAATATATCTGTTCAATATTTGTTCGGATGTTTGTACATTTTCAGAAAGTATCTCTGTCCAAGACTTGTATTCAGTATCTGAATTTACCCAATAGTCATAATCCACTTCAAAATTAGGACCTTGTAGATAACTTGGTTCCGTTGGTATTTGTTCTGGTATTACAATCATTGTATCAATGTAAGGCTTCATCAGCCTAACACCGACCCAACAAGTAAAGAATAAATCTAAATCAATAGGGAGTGGATCGTATAATTTGACATAAAATGATGTTGGATCCCCATCTGATGTTACATTTGATACATCTATAATTTTATTGTCACCGAAGTTCAAAATTATATTCGGTACAAATGATTTTGGTTTTACTGTTTCAATTACAAATCGAGCTAATTGAAGTCTTCCGGATTTTGAATTAGGGTCTGAAAGAGAAACTTTCAACTCTGTTCTATCCGTAGAAATATCGGATATGAAAAGTTTATCCTTCGATGTGTAAGAACCTATAAAGTTTCTAATAAAGTTATAAACAACTTTATACTCACTTGGAGGAACTCCCAAATTCTCTAAATCTTTATGAACTTGTAATTTTACAGTAGGATATTCTTGTCCAGGTATTACTTGAAACGTATCAATATTATATGCAGACTTTACATAGAATAGATTTTTTAGAAAAGCATGAAATTCAACATTGAATGGTTTTTCATCAGTAATTGGATCAACAAATGTTGGATCAAATTCTGGCACGACTAATCTTTTTTCTATCAAAGAAAGATCACTTACTGAAATCGTTTCTCCCCGTTTTGGCAGATTATCTTCTGTTATTTCATCAATATTTTTGTATTCAAAGTTTGCCATTTATTTACCACCCAAATCCTGCGCCAATATTATTTTTGATTTCATCTAATATTGTCAATATATTAATCAATTGGTCTGTATCTCTTGTTAGTTTAGCCTTTATATTTACTACCGCGTTTACCGCTCCGCCTTGATCATTGCCCAAATCATTTGAGTTTGGAAAGTTTGCTCCCAATTCTAAAGCAAGTTTACGAATAACAGGTGTTGCAACCCCTCTAATTTTTGCAACATCAGCCGCCCAACCATCTAATGCATCGGTCACAGTTGCAATCAATCCATTATTATTGAAACTACCTTGATTGTCATTTCTTATATCGTTAACATTTTTTAGAACAGTTTCAGCCTTTGATTTTTCATTTATTTGTGTAAGTAACCCTTTTACTTGTGATTTTATTTCATTATTCCATTTCAAATGTTGTTTTATCTCTTCAGATGGATTAAAAAGATTACCCTTTGCCGGTGGTTTAAACACATAGGTTGATTTTGTTGGTTTCTTTGCACCTAAAATATCCAGAGTTTGAACAAACTTTGGATAAGATGATTCAGTTATAACCGTCATACCATCCCATTTTTCAATTATTTGTTTGATAATTTCTGCAGCAGGATTTTCAGGGTCTGGTTCCGGTTCGGCTGGCTTCAATGCATCTGCTATACCACCAACCGCTTTTTCAAAAGCAGCAAGTTGTTTAGCAGCGGCTTCTTCTGATTTCTTGGCTTGGGCTTCGAGTTGAGTCGCCAGAGCATCAAATGCATCAGCAGTATTTGTTAGTTGTTCTGATACATTCCCTTCTAATTCCGAAAGAGTAGAATTTATAGTTTCATTGAGAGAAACTATGGTTTCGTTCAAAAATTCCTTGTTTCTTTCTGCCAACTCTGCCTGAGAAGATACTTCAATTATGACTTCTCTCAAGTTTGCAATATCACGATTTTTCTCGAATACCATTTTCTCAAATCCATCAGCTCTTTCTTTTTCAGATTCTAATTTTACTTCTAATGCCAATTTACTGTTGGAATCTTCAACAATTAGTTTTTTCAAATTTTCTATTAGTTTTTGTTCGTCTACATCTGTTCCGTCGGCACCACCGGTTCCTTCAGATGACAAATCATCTGTGTTTTGAAACACTTCATTTGCAATTCGTAATACATTTTTTTCTGCCTGCACTGCCTCATCTAACTCTGTAAATTCATTAGGAATAACATATCGAAGGGATTCTACTGAGAATCTCTCATCTAATAAATCTACACGAACAGATCCTTCATTTTTCAAATAGTTATCAAATGTTATTATTTTTCCAAAATCGTCACGAGTTACATCCACTTCCGTATTTATATCTGGTTTTGTTTGTTTTGTTAAGTCATCCAAAATAGTTTTCAAATTTTCGGATGGTAGAACTCCATTGGGACTACCGGTCAACATCTTTCTAACAACAAAATTGAAAAATGGGTCAACTGGTTGAAGACTGATACCATCTAATAAATTCTTTGCAACTACAAAATTACCATCTTTGACGAGAGCTTGTATTTTTCGTTGTTCAGCTATGTATTTTTTTACATAATCATAATCAGTCGAACTTTTGAATTCCTTGAATCTTTGTAAAAGTTCCACCTTTTCCGGTGATTTTCTGGTACGTGATTGTATATCTGATGTTATAACAAGTCGTATATTATTTTCTTTGAAAAAACTTTCAAATTCTTCCATACTACTAAATGATAAGTCTGAAAACTCTGATGTTAGAGACTCCGCTTGTGTAGGTTCAACATTTTTTTCAAAAAGAAATTGTTCTATACGAATCATCTTGAAACCTTGAAATAATATTGATTATCAAATATCTGAGATATATCACCACCATCCGTTTCAGATTTTATCAAAATCCTATAAAACCGTTCTGGTTGAAATGAGTTCATCCAAAGTTTGAAATAATTGCCTTCACTATCACAACTAATCTTCGAACCTGTCTTATCAAATGGAATTATTATTTCATCTGTATGAGCATCTCTAATTTCATAATAAGAAGATGTTGGTAGAAAATAATTTTGAGTATAGTATGATTGTGTTGTGTATGTTTTTTGAGGATATTTACTATTCACATATACTCGTATTTTTGCTTTTTCTGTTTCAGAATATGATTTTTTTAGATTTACATTGATTAGTGTATCATCTAAAGAAATTTGTGAAAGACTTCCAGTTTGAAAAGATGAGTCATCCCAAACAACAAAAAGTTTTGGAACATAGATTGTATTACTATCTACTGAAAAGAATTTTAGACTTGGCAATGATTCTGTTGAAGACTCCAATTGATTTGAGAATTTCAAAATAAATCCATCATTTTCAAATCTACCAGACCCAGTTATCCATTTTTTTACAATAGAACTAACATCCATGTAAATGTCTGATGATTCGTGTGAAAAAGATTGAGTACATATTGTATTCTCGAATGTCCACCACGTTCCACCACCTACTGATGAAAAATAAGAACCAGTTGTACTTGCATAAAGTGCACCAAAAATTAAGTTAGCGTCAACCCATGAATCAGAGATTTCATCCCATTCGTAGTTGAGTCCACCAGTTACTTCAGTTACTCCCCATAAAGTTCCAACTGATTTAGATGAACGATATTTCCAAGAAACGCCATCTGTTGTTGATGGTGTATTGGAATATTTACCAGTACCATTTGTCCATGATCCACTCAAAGGATATGCGTATATCGTATATTCTTGTGGTATTTCTTTTACATCTGCAGTTCTAAGTTGTAAGTAGTATTTTGCATTAGAGGATATTTTTCCAGAATTCACATCAGACTCTATACCAGATACATCAAACTTCATCAAAATTCTACTATTATACTTTGATGAAGTGCCAACTAGTTCGTGTGATAATTCTAAAATCTGGTCTGTACCAGTATTTAGAGATTCTGTTTTTTCATAGATTGTAGAATCAAATTTTGGATAAATGGTGTATATCATCCGAATGCCCTCACTCTACCGATAATATCGTTATCAGGATATTTGATTTCAAAAATTGATGGGTCAAGAGACGGGAATATGATACCATCTCTTGTTGCAAGATCTATATTGTATGCGTGTTCTGAGTAACCAAGTGTTGTATCGTAGAAATTAACTATCCGTACATTAGTAACTGTTTGTACCCCATTTACTTTATCAAGTTCAGTATAGATATTACTTATGATTATTGGTTGATTTATTTGCCACTTTTTTATATCAAAATATCTCTTCAATTTGTCTATACACCTCAATATTACCTGATTTCCATTTTGATCTGGTAGTGTGATAATATCAAATTCTATACCGATGTTTATTATGTATGCATCTTTTATATTGATTGCATCTGTAAGTATTCGGTGATGATTTAGATATGTTTTTAGATTTTCTTTGGTTGCCTCGTTTATAGTTGTTAGTTTGTTACTACCATCATATCCAAGAACGTAAAAATTTAGTGCCAAATCATTAGCAACTCTATCACTATTGTATATTGATTCTTCTGTTAGTTGTGTATCTTTTGTAATATACGCCTTTGCAATCGAACCAAATTTTTGAGGTAGACTATATGCACGGATGATATAATCTTCTTTTGTTACTGCACGATTTTGTGAAGCAAAAGAAGCAAGTGCATTTTGACGAATTTCATCTATTGTTTCACCGTCTTTACCACCGGTTGCAGGTTCAGGATTTGTACAAGCCAAACTACCAATAACCTGTTGATATAAAGTTGAATCAAGTGAAGACTCGTCGAGTAAAATTGTTCTCTGAACTATACGAGTCAATTTATCAGATTCAACATTATCTTTTATTCCACCACCTTGTGTGTAAGAAAAAGTCAATGTTGTGTTATTCGGTGCAATTCCATACGTTTTCGTATAAAGAAAGTTTGATGGATCTATATTTTGTGATGTTGAAGATTCTATACCCGTAAGAGAAGAACCTATCAAATCTGGATTTGGTATTATTTCTTCGTCATCAAAATCAGAAACTCCAGCTCCAAAGCTAATTTCGTAAGAACTTGTAAAATTTGTACCAAACGTTCTAGATGAAAATCGTCTAGATACTTTTTTCATTTTCATCAAATACGGAGTTTCTCCTCTGTATTTAGATAAAAATTTATCATTTCTAGGAATATTGGGAATTGGATCAAAAACGGTATCTTGTGCCAAATAAGGAACATGATACCATTCATTCCCATCTGAATCGACCGCTTTTAGAATTTCTATTATACTTGAGTCCTGTATTATTACCTTATCATATGGTTTTGGTGAACCAAACTCAAAAGAAGCAGTTTTCAAAACACCAGAAACAGCATTTACTGATTTCTTGAGTAAATAAAATTCAGGTTCATTTGTTGAGTCATCGACTTCAAATACTGTAATTTCCGTTGGGTCAAATGAACTACTAAATCTAAAATCTAAATAATCTATTGTTCTGAACTGTATTGACGAGTTATTCTCCGATTCCACCCTCATACCCGGTTCTATTGCAAATGCATAATTCCAATCGGGTGAATTATTTACACCAGAACCAATCGCTGGCACTATTTGAAATACGTCTAATTTTACATTTGCAGCAATTGATGTTTTTGGTGAATAACCAAATGATTGAGCCAAATTCAATATGTTCTGTGTTTCAGAGGCTTGCAATATCATTGATTCCTGAAGTGCAACGTCTGTATAATATGATAAAACATCACCGACGTAGGCAGACATTTCTAAAAACATCATGCCCGGTGAAGACTCATTAAAATCTTGATAGGTATTTGGAAAGTAATTTTTTGCAAAATCTATCAAGTTTTGACGTAAAGATCCAAAGTCTCTCGAAAGATACCTAATATCTTTTTTTACTAAATCTGCCATTAGTTTTGTGCCTCTTCAGTTATACGAATAGTTGCCATTTCTGATATAAATATCCGTATCGGTAAATATATGTTTGTTCCTTTGATACTGACTCTCAGAAATATACCAACAACATGATTTGGATCTACAACTCTACCATCTTCTGACATATTCAATGTTACAGTTAGTTGAGTTATAAACAGATAAGGAAGCCATCTTCCTATTGCAGATTCAATTTCTCCCTTTAGAGAATTTTTGAATTGACTTTCATCTGATATATTTTCAAATAAAACTCTTCTAATATCTGTTCCAAATTCAGGTTGGAAATACCTTTCCCCCTTTGCGGTAAGTAATAGGTTTTTCAAGTTACTTAGAACTTGGTCTCTGTTTGTTACCGTTTTGAAAAATATGCCACTCGGATTGTTGAATGGTAGAGAAACACCAATTGGTTTTGTTGTAACTGGGGTTATAAAATCTGCTTGATTTCCAGCTAACGTTACAGGATCAATTATTACGGTTTTTCTTCTAAACACAGATTATCTCCCAGATTTTTCGTTCATTTTTGCAACCAATGCAGAATAATCACGAGTAAGTGCCTTCTCTACTTCTGGTGTTATTTCAGAAGACGAATACCCTTGCGGAACCATATTATCTATGTTTGGTGTAGACACCATACTTGAGTTGAATCTCATAGTTGGGTATTCCTCTTCGTCATACATTGATGACTCCATAGACATTCTAGTTTCATTCAATAATTCTTGAATACTCAATCCTGTTTTTGTTTTTACAGGTTGTTTTTTCTTAGAAACTTCTTTCATGAGGTTCATTCCATGTTGTAACGCCTCTTTTTGTTTTGGTTTTATAGATTCATCTAATCTTTTTTCTAAGGCATACTCAATTTCTTCGCGGATAATCATCCGAATTTGTTTCAATAACTTATCTAAAGCCATATTAGTTCTCCTTTTAAAGTATTATGTCATTTTACTAAATTTTGTTATTTCATCATAAAATGTATTTATAAGACTTGAATCTTTTTCATTCAGTCGTTTTTCATATTCAAGAAAAACAGGCGTCTTTTTCAATCTTCCACCAAGCCCACCAATTGTCCAAGGATTTTTTTCTCCTCGTTTTATTATGAAGGTAATTTTCTTATCACCCCAATTTCTAATTCTACCGGCTTTTACACCAAATTGATCACCGTTTCTTAACTGTTTCCCTGAAAGATTTGATGTAACTCCCGTATTTCCTCCCAAGAAGAGTCCTTGTCCTGCATTGTTTACTGCCAGTAGAATTTCTACGTGGTCTAAATTTGTTATAAACGCGCCTGGCCATTTTTTCAGAACTTCAAAAATCAATTTACCACGTTCGGTCCATTTATCATCACCAATATGTGTAATACCATCATACAAAATTATAGCATCACCATTAGGATTCCATTTTTCAAAATTTACGTTTTTTGAACCATATTTTGTCTGTGACTCGGTTCTTTTAGAAATTAATGATGGTAGTTTTGCATCAATTTCTCTTATTTTTGCATTGACATCATTTAGTTCCACAGTTGCCTCGTTCAATTTTTTTTGAGGTTCTGGCCATCTCCCTTTTTCTTCATTATTTTGACGTAAACATTCTTTGTAGTATGGTATACTACCCACCC